CGGTCTTGGCGCAGCTTGTCTAGGGCGCGTTCTAGGTCGTGGATTACGGGGTCATAGTTGCTCATTGTCGGGTTCTTTCGGTTGGGCTTGTAATAGTGCTTCGTATTGCTTCGTAAGTAGTAGTACGGGGCAGTTGGGGTGGCATCCCCAGCCTTTACGGCAGTTCTCGGTGTGGTGAGGAACTTTCACTAGAACGGCTCATCTGCGTTGTCGGGTTCTGGGAAGTTGCCTGCTTTTAGATCGTCAATCAGTGCGCTTATCTCGCCTTTGTTAAGTGTTGCCAGCCATTGCTTGGGTACTTCCCTGTCGGCTTTTTTATAGAACGACGCAGCGAAATACACTTGCTTTTCGGACGCTAATCCTGCGGGCTGTGTGATCGTGACGCTAGGCATTTTGGGGTCTGTGCCACGCTCTACGGCGGGGCCGTTGCTCGTGCGCTGCACTTTCGCCATTTCTTCACGGCTAGGGCGCTTCGTCATGTCACTGCCAGCCATGCCACAGTTAGCCAAGGCTCGACCTATGGCACTGGTTTCACAGTTCTCGACATGGCTAGTGCGGTTCACGTTGCCTGACCCGCGTACCTCTTCGGCGTAGCCAGTAGAGATAAGCATCTCGCCTAGCCACAGTTCTGCACGCATTACGCAGATATCGGCACCAGGTTCGCTAATCATGCGTGTAAGCACACGCGGGTAGTCGTTGCTAGATGACATAAAGCCACCGATGCGGTTTTCTAGCCAACGATCTAAACGGGCGGCTACTGGCTCGTAATCGTCAAGGTTAAAGCCCACGGTTCACCTGCTCAATGCTTGGGTGCCATGTGTGGTGAATAATGCTTAACTCGGTGAGGCGTGCAGCTGCTTCGCCTAGCACTTTGCCTTTAAGGTCGTCACCGCTTAGGTGAGCGTCCGTAGCCATGTTTTTAAGGCGTTGGATTATCTGTGCATCTGTCATTTTGTCGGGTTCCTATCTGTTGTTAGTTGCTGTTGCCTCGCCAGTGGGCTAGGCCGCCATTCTCGTAGAGGTATTTTGCTACTCGGAAGTTGCAAGATGCCTGCATGAGAACTGTGCTACGGGTATTTTTACCACACAACTGCGTCGTAAGCGTGAACCATGAACTGTTTATCTGAAACAGACCCACGTCCCATGATCGGACGGCCTTGCAGCGTTTACGGTTGTGGAATCTGCCGTTGTCTCGACAGTCGTTGTGGCTCATGCCGGTGCGGTAATTCCAGCCGACCGCCCGTGTCTCACACTTGGACTCGCGCCACATAATCGCATCCATGGTGCGCCAATCTTTACGCTTAAACGTCTGCTTTATTTGCTCGGTGTATTTAGGGCACAGCCAAGGTTTAGACGCCTCTACGGGGCTTACAACGGCTACAGGGGCGATTGTGAGGGCTAATGCTAGGGCTAGGCGTTTCATGTCCACTCTCCTAAAAGTTGGGCACCTTTAGCGGTGATGCGACAGATCATCATGGGTGAGCCTGCACTGCTCATGGCTTCGAGGCCTGTGTCCTCAATGAGGCCTTTTTGGCGCAGTTCCGAGCATCGCTTCCAATAGCAGCACTTGGGTTTTTGAGCAAGTCCTGACAGTTCGCCAGCCTGCTCGTCGGTAAGGCCGTAGATCTTGTGTGCACCGTAAACGCGCAAGAGCTGCCCTTGTTGGGAGTCTCTGCGGGGTAACACATCCTGGGCACCTTTGCGCGAGGTGGCGGGGTCGGTGCTACGGAATAGCGGTAAATCGTCAAACATAATTAGGGTTCCTATCTAGGCCGTGTCGGGTGGCCTGTGGTTTACCTTAGCAAGCGGTTGGGGCGTGTCAAGTCATTAGATGACACAACCCCACTACCAGCGATAGGAAGCCGATAGTGGGGCGTCGTGTCTCCATGCCCGTAGGCATTGGCGATTACTTTATACCTGCACGGGTGAGGGCGTCAATCCAAGCAGCTCGAAACGCTTTTGCGTCGTCTGCCATGGCGGGGGATAATTCGACGTGTAGCCAGCGTCCGCCGGGGGTTCCTGCGTTGTCTTTAGCGTTAAAAATCTTCACGCCTGCTAGACCCTCACCACGGCTGCATCGGTAGCCAGCGCCCCAAGCGGTTGTGTCTTTGGGGTCTTGGTTAGGCCAGCGATACGCATAGTCGTGTATCTCCTCGATGCCTAGTTGGGCGGTGTTGTTGAGTAGGAAATTCCAGAGTATGAGTGCGTTGTCTCGGTTTTTGTATCCGAGGTCTACGGCTCTGCCCGAGGCGTGGACACTTAACTGGGAACTGCCTCGCATAGGTCGGTTTGCCCATACGCCCAAGTTCGTAAAGCCCCACCTTTTAGACGCTAGGCGTAGTAGTTCGAGTGTGCCTTCTCGGGCTTTGCCGTAGTTGCCGTCTGTGTTGGACGTGTAGCGCCTCATGGGGTTGGCGGGTCTTTCGGTGGATTCTTAATCCCGTTGCCTGCTAAGACCCCAATAAGCCCGCCTGCAAGGGTCATAAGCATGGGACTCAATACGCCCCAAGCCTCGGCGTCGTTCGGGCTCTGTTCCACGGGCTGTACCACAAATAGGAGTCCGAATATAAGTGACCCGATAGCCATGACGAACGAGATAGTTAATCCGAGCGCCACAAAGAGAATGATGCGGGCTTTTATTTCTTCGTTGGTCATGCGGTTTTCGGGTTTCATTGGCATCTTCTTTCTAGTAGTCCGTCGGCTTTGGTGGTGTCACAGTTCTCGCGCACACGATCCGCGCAGCTAGTCACCGCTAGGCAAAGGCTGAACATCAGCAATAACCGCTTCATACTGTGCGTACTCCTCGTCTGTCATCTCTCGTACTTCGTCATCTATTTGGATTAGTGGTTTGCTCATTGTTAGTTCCTGTATCCATAAACACGAATAGTTCCACCTGTCAGTGTTCCAGAGCCGGGAATAAGTGTGAAAGCGGTGTATGACGTAGTGTTGTCTAGCATTGCTTGGTAATTGCCGAAAGCATTAGCCGAAGTAGCACCAATGTAGGGGCAAGATAAATAGGTTCTGTCGGCTGTAAAAGGCGACACTAATGTTATGTGTGAGCTTGTTTTTCCACCTGACGCTAAAGACCCCACATAGCCAAAATTAGCGGCGGCGCTTTGGTTGATTCCAAATAGTGATGTGCCGCTTGTGATTCCGTACATAATAAAACCGTTATAGCCAGTAGTTGTTGCCCCTAATTGCAAGCGCAAGTCTGCAGTAGTTGAGCCTTGGCAACGATCTACAGTTATTAAATACCGTTCGTAGTTAGCCGAAAATGCGTCTGAAACGACAACGGTAGAAACGGCTGTGCCGATGGTCTGCGTCTTAACCAACCACAGGCCTATCGAGTCCATAGCGGCAGCGGTCAAAACCTCACCCGGCGAAAAATCTGGAACTGGCATAACTAAAATCCTAACTTGTTATTAAAGGCCGGTGGGCCATCATCTTGTAAAACACCATAAAAATCATCGTCCAAAACAAAAAACGCCGACAAATCAGCAGCAAACAAATACAGCTGCACACGCGTATCCTGCGGATCAGAGGACACAGTAGCGCCGTTAATAATGCAATTATAAATAGTTCCCCGCAACTCAACCTCAACAAAGTTTCGCTCCTGCGCACCAGTGGACGCCAAAGCAATTAAAAACAAATCAGACTGCAACGAAGTACGAGAACTAATTGAGTAAGGCACATCAGTCGCTTGCGTTAAGGTGCTTTGCACATACGCCGCAAGGTCGCCAGCCTGCGAAGTTGTCTGATCGTAGGACTTCATCTCAAACGACTTAGTACCACTACCAAAGGTTTGAGGTGCTAAACCTTCTGGGGTCACAATGACCTTCGCAGCAACGTTGTCGGCAAGGCTCGCAAAGTTCAGCACATCATAAGCAATTTGTGGTGTGACACTGACCTCTTGGGGGTCATCTGTAAACAAAGCAGAAGGATTAGACACCGTAAACTCTTGACGGCCCTGCCAAATAATCGAGTCACTTGCACCGCCCGTAATGCTGCCCTGCTCCGTAGCGATTAACTCGTTTAACACCGTCAGCAAATTGGCGTTAGTCAAGGTCTGCGCGGACACTTTGCTTGCGCCAGCTTTTAACGGAGTTGGAAAAGTAATTGGGACACCAGTGCCAGCAAGGATGTCATCGGCTGCTTCGGCTGTAGTAATCCCTGCTACCCAAGAACCATTAACATTTAACCTGCCAGCGTTAGCCAGCGCATCTTCAGCAAAAATTGTGTAGCGATCAAGTGCAGGAACGAAACCGTACTGTATCTGCACATCGGCAATACGCCCCTGAAACATAAAATACTGCACAGATTCGTCTGGCGGGTACGCCTCAATCCGTAAAAAATCTCCTACCTCAATGACAGGTAAGTCTGCGGGGTTTCTGCCCTCAATGTTTGCAGTGCCAGCCTTATATGGGTCTTGTACGTTTTTACGGCCTGTGGTGATGTTCACCGTCTGCAAGTCGTCTAAATACTGCCCGTCAAAAAAAGTACCGCTAGCGGGATACCAGTACGCCTTAAAAACAACGTCAGCCATTACGACACTCGAATGGGTACGGAACCGTTACGGAACATGTAGGTGCGTAGTGCGTCTACCACGGCGTTAGGGTCTGCGCCCTGCACGTTGATAGTCACGTTGTTGCCGCCCATAGAACCCATGCGATCTAACGGGATAACGGCCTCTGGGCCAGCCTCGCCAATCATCGCCAAGGTAGGCCCTGTCACGATGCCACCATTAGCCAACATCGGGATGTCTGGCATGTCGAAGCCTTTACCGCCAATACCGGGAACCCAGCCGGGAACAGTAAACTTAACTTTGCCAACGGTGTTGTTCCACGCGCTTGCAATACCATTAAAAACTGACTTAAACACAGTAAGCAATGTTTGCACTGCGGGAATAGTCACATTATTTATCCACCATTTCATCCGACCAAAAATGTCATCAACAATGGTGCGGAACGGCTCAAACTTTTTATATGCAATAACAAGCAAAGCGGCAAGGCCAACAACTGCGCCAGCAATAAGGGCAAAAGGGTTAAGAGCCATAGCAATGTTGACAGCAACAATGGCCCCAGCAATAGCGGCAACAGCACCAGCAATGGCAAGAAAAGTGTTTGGATTATCTTGTGCCCATTGTGCAAAGGTTTGCAAGAATGGCAAAACTGCTTCTACTGCTGGCAAAAGTGCAGCACCAATAGATTCTTTAGTCTCGCCAAGAGCAATCCCTAAACGCTCAAACTTTCCCTGCGCAGTGTTCGCAGCATCCGCAGCTGCCCCGCCAGTGGTTTTAGCCACCTCAGCCATAACTTCCTCAAAAGTTGCTCCCGCTTTAATCATGTCGCGATATTCGGGAAACAGTTTTTGCAGGGCAGTCATGTTCCCGCCGTAGGCTTTTTCTAGGCTTTTTACTACTGTTTCAAGAGGAACACCTTTTTGAGTAGCAATGTCCATTGCATCTCTGAGAATGTCTTGTGCTTTAGTAACATCGCCAGTGGCGGTTGCTAAACGGCCTAATGCGGGGCGTAGTTCGTCATCTGAAAATCCAAGAGTTTTACCCTGTTGGGTAATCCAATCTTCTGCCTTTTTTATGGAATCTTCGGTAGCCCCAGAAACTCGTTTAAGGGTGTTGGCAAGTTTGTCTGAAGCAGCTTCATCTTCAATAGCGCCTTTTACGGCATCAAACAAACCAGTAGCAAGTCCAGCAATAGCAATAGAAGCAGGCACAAAAGCCTTTTTCATTACGATGCCAGCCTTTTTGCTGTTTGTTTCTGCCTGATCTAGTTCGCGCTTAAACTTGTCAAAACCTTTACCGTCAAACTCGGAAATGATTGGAATAGATAAAGCCATTATTTAAGTTCCTTTTCTACACGGCGCACCACGTTAAGCATTGCCTGTTCCATTTCACCCTGCACCTCGGCACGCTTGCGAAACAGTGACGGCCCAAGTACACGAGAACGCCCCGGTGACAACTGCCCTAACTGATCGCCTAAACGGTTTGGGGTTGCGCGTCCTGCGGTTTCCCACAC